ATGCTTTCCGATACCAAGATCAAAACCCTCAAGCCTAAGGACAGGCTGTACCGTGTAGCTGACCGCGACGGCCTGTATCTGGCTGTGACGAGGACCGGAGTGAAGTCTTTCCGGTACAACTACAAAATCGACGGGAGGCAGGAAACCATTACCTTCGGTCAGTACCCTGTGATATCCCTCGCTGAAGCGAGAGAGATGCTGCTTCAAGCCAAGAAGGTTCTAGCGTTGGGGCGCTCACCGGCTCGGGAAAAGAAGGCTGCAGCAATAGGAAGGAAAGCCGAAGACACGATAGAGGCAGGAATAGGGGAGTGGATCGAGAAGGCTCAGATGGCGGAATCAACCCGCAGGGCCCGGCGCTACACAATCCGCAGCGTGATCATCCCCAAACTTGGCAGGCTGCACATTTCCGAACTGACCGACAATGACATCCGCAAGGCGATTGAGCCGATCAAAGCCTCTGCGCCAGCCACCGCATTGACTGCCCGGGACATCCTTTCATCCTTCTATCTCTGGCTCAATGAAACCAAGGGCATCCGGATTGACAATCCCGCCCGTTATGTAAAGCCCAGCACAATTCACGTCTTTAAATCCCGTGACAGAACACTTTCGGCTGAGGAGCTCAAAAATTTTCTGCGGGCCCTGGATTACACGCCCATCGCTTCTTCCAACAAGGCCTTCCTCAAGCTTCTGTTGCTGACCGCTGTACGAAAAGGAGAGCTGGTGGGGGCGAAGTGGGATGAGGTGGATTTCGAAGCCGGGAAGTGGACAATACCGTCCGAGCGCATGAAAGGCGGCTTGGCTCATATTGTGTACCTGAGCCGTCAGGCCGTCGATCTCTTCATTGGTCTGCAGTACATAGGGGACGGCGCCTCGGAATACGTCTTTCCGGGCAGGAACGACTCGACGATTTCCATCGTCCCCCAGTCTCCCAACAAGTGGATCAATGCCGCTCGCCGGGCGGCGGCAAAGAAGGGGATAGAGATCGCAGCGTTTACTCCTCACGACTTCCGGCGCACGTTCTCAACATTTGCAAACGAGGAGGGATTCAGGCCCGACATCATTGAACGCTGCTTAGCCCACGAGCACCACGACATTCGGGCGGTCTACAACCGGGCGGAATATGCGAAGGAGAGGAAGGAACTTATGCAGTGGTGGGCAGATAAGGTAACCGCAATTGCAACGGAGAGGGCAGTTAATCGGTGATGTTTTTGAGGGCTTCGATCAATTTCGCAGCTGGGGCAGCATCAGAGATCTTTGAGTTTTCGGTTAGTTTTTGAGAAACGGGGAATATTACAGCTTTAATTAAGGCTATCAAAAGAATGGTAGGAATAGAGGCTGAAATGATCATAGCGGTTATTAAAACATGGGGCTCAGTATTCTCGGCCCCGCACAACACCGCTTTTAACGCAAAGAACAAAAGCGCATAGAAAGCAATCATCGCCAGTGCAGTTATCCAAACTATGCAAGTTCTTCCGGCCGAATTTTTCTTTATACGGTCAAGAGACTCTTTCTCAATATCCAACCTGCACTGGCGGAGCTCCAGCTCAAGCTCTGTGATTCTCAGTTGAGCTTGAGATTTTGAATCTATCACAGAAGTATCGTTAACTATTTCCTTAACGGGGGAGGTTAGGTCGATCTCTTCTTTATTGTCAGTCATAGGAAATAACCTAGTTTCGCCAAGCGAAGATTGAGCGCTTGAGAAGATACGCCGAGAACCTGGCGCAGTCTTACCGGGTCTTTGATCCCTACCTTTTCGATCAGAGCTTTTATCGCTATCGCCGGCATGATCAAATCAGCAGCGAACCTGTTGGCTGCTGCTTCTTTGACAGGGTCGTAGCTCATTGCCCCGCTCGGGAAAACAGTGTTTCTTTCAGCGCTTCCATGCCCCAGGCAATGATGGCCAAGTTCATGAGCAATTGTGAACCGCTGGCGCTCAGGTATTTCTTTTTCGTTGACAAAAATGGTCTTTTTGCCCTCGTCAAGATAGCCGGAGCGGTAGCCAAGATCCTTCTTTACGACTGACAAGCCCAACTTTTCGGCAAAATATTCGGGCTTGATGGGCACCTTCATATCCCAAAACTCTTCCAAGAGAGCTTGAGCAGTATATGTTGTCATATGCCCTCCAAAAAAAGTAAGTGATAAAGGAAAACAACTAAAGAAGGCGGAAAAGCAGAAGGCCCACGAGGAATTCCCCGCAGGCCAGCGCCGGATGGGGGAGTCCCCGTCCCATTACGCTTCCATATTATTTGAATGGAGCATCGAAGTCAAAATAGAATTGTAAACTTTATGCGTCAGTTTAGATCTATTCCACGCAAAAACCGACTTTCTTTTTAAATTCTTCGATGTCTATCTTGCGGTAGCGAAGTACCTTTGTGTTTATTCTTAAAGGCTTAGGAAAGTCAGGATTGTACTTTTCCCACCTGTAAAGCGTAGACCTGCTGACCTGAAACATATCGCACACTTCCTTCGGCGTCAGCGTCACTTCAAAATTAATTCCTTGCTTTTCCATTTTCATTCTCCTTTGCTGACAAGCGCTTCCAGTTCTTTTATTGCCCAGTCGATTTTTCCCTCGGCAATGAACACGAGGGCCTGCCGAAAGTTTTCCACAGCCACTTCCCTCGAAACCTGACGCAGGGCTCTCTCCTCCTCGACCCCGATCCCGGTTTCAATTGCAGCGAGTTGAATCCTCTTCAGATACCAGATCGCCTTTTTCAAATCCCTCTCGAACTCTCCTTTAAAAGGAGCCCGAAGGATGTACTTGATTGCCGAGCCGGCGCAAAAATTTATGCGGTCGATGATGTCGATCACCTCGACCGAGTAGTGCCGGTAATGCGCCGGGTGGTTGACCATATCAGACATAGTTCATCTCCTTGAAGTGCAGGCGAGCGCCCATTTCTTCTTCGGCCCGGTCGTAGAAGGCCGGTGCCTTTGCCATTGCATACCGCTGGCTCGCGATCTCATACGGCTCGAAGTTGTTTAGCAGCGTCTCGTACTGCTCCGCCATGCGGGTTCGGCACAGCTTGAGCTGCGGATACAAGATGCGGCCATGCCGCTGCCAAACGTTAAAGACGGTCTGGAAGGCGAGATTGGCCTCCGCCAGTTTTTCGCGCTCTGCGGCTTTCTCGTCCTCTGCATACCAGTTGGTGAGACCCCAGGCGAATGTCAACTGAACTTTTGCCAGCCTGAAGTACTCCATGAGGTATGGATCCTTTCCCTTCGAAAAGCGGATAGCTGCGAACGGCTCGAGAAAAGCCAGGCCGAATCCCAGTCTGTCATCGCGGGTCCAGACGCCATTTCCGCGGATCAGGATTTGGGAGAGGGCGGACGCAGCGCGGAGCCCGGCGAGTGTTGAGACTTTGCGGTGCGGCTTCCGGGGTTTCTTGCTGCGAGGCATGATCAGCGCCCCGTGGAGCCGTATCCGCCGGACCCGCGCTTTGTCGGGCTCAGCTCGTTGACCCACTTGAATTGCACCGGAATCACCGGCTCCACCGCGACCTGCGCCACCCGGTTCCCGGCGAGGATCTGGTAGTCCTTCGTGCAGATCCAGCAGACCAGAACCTCGCCCCTGAAGTCGGCGTCCACGATAAGCGGCACCTGGATCGCGTTGCGGCGCAGGAGGTTCGAGCTCCGGCTGTAAACCGTCATCCGATAGCCCCTCGGGGCCTCGAACGCGATGCCGGTTCGGATCGTCGTGGGCTCCCAGGCCTTCACGTACTGGTCCTCGATCGCGTAAATGTCGTAGCAGGCCGCATCCTCCGTCCCGAGAGTCGGCTCGTGGGCGAATTCGTGCAGCGCCTTGATCTTCACATCCACCATTTCGTCACCTCACGTTGTCCGTCAGATAGTTTTTCAGCTGAGACTCGACCTGCTGAAGGACGGTGAACAGCGATGAAAGAGCGCAAAGCTCCACTTCATCCGTCTTGCGATCCTTATCCTGCTCGATGTACCCCCGGGCCTTATCGGAAACGGAGAGCAGCTCAAAATCGATGCACTCGGACGGCACCCGGTAACGCAGGCACTCGAGATAAGAGCGAATCGCCGCGAGAGACTGAATGACGGCCAGCAGCTCCCGGGTTTTATCCTCCGCGACATAGCCGTCGCTCAGCTCTTCCAGCAAATACCAATGCAGCAGTTTGATCGACCGGCAAAGAAGCACGGCGTTGGTCGTCGTTTCGTGGTTCGGATCGCTCCCTACCCTCTGCGCCGTGTCTTGCAGATCGCGCATCAGAACGCGCATAATTGCTCTTGTTCCGCTCATAGACCCTTCTCCTTTTTCATGCTTTCCAAAAGAATCGACTGAATGCTCGCTTTCGTCTTCAGCCGCTTTAAAACCAGCTCGTCGACCGTCCCCCGGGCAACGATGTAGTGAATGAAAACCGGGCGGGGATGGCCGGCCTGCATCTGCCGCACCGGGCCGATCCGCTCGCAGATCTGCTGAAACTGCTCGAGATCCCACCAGAGGGAAAAGAAGCAGAGAATGTTCCCGCCGTCCTGAAGGTTCAGCCCGTGACCGGCGCTTGCCGGATGGGCGAAAAGCACCGGGATGCGGCCGGCGTTCCAGTCCCGGATCGTCCGGGGATCCCGGTCGAGCGCCCGGCCTTTGGGGAAGGCTTTCTTCAGCCGCTCGAGATCACTCTTGAAGTGATATGCGACCATCACCGGAGCCCCGGCGGCCTCCTCCACCACGTCCTTCAGCGCCTCGATCTTCGCGTCATGCAGCGTTTCCCAGTGCCCCTCATCGTCCGTGTAGATGGCGCCGGACGCGCACTGGACGCACTTCCCGGAAAGGGCCGCCGCATTGGCCGCCGTGATCTCGCGGCCCGACTGGAGCTCGGCCACCATGTCGGCGCTGAGCCTCCGATAGATCGTCCGGGCGGCGGGAGGCAGATCCACGGAGATCACGTTCTCGACCGGCTTTGTCACATCGAAGTAGTCCGCAGCGTCAACGCTCACAGTCACGTCGCGCACCCGCTCTTCGATCTGCTCCTGAGCGAAGGGCTGCGCGTTCCACCGGACGGCGTGCGGATCTGATCCAACCCGCTCGGGATAGAACCACCGCTGATGAAACGCGCTGAAGGTCTTCCCGAGCCGCAGGCCCGAATCCACGAACCAGTACTGGCCCCAGAGATCCTCGAGCCCGTTCGGAACCGGAGTGCCGGAAAGCCCAACGAAGCGGGTGACGCCCTTGAAGGCGACCTTCGAGAGCGCCCGGGCCCGCAAACCGCCCCCGCCACCGAGCCTGAAGCCCTTCAGTTTCGTGGACTCATCGGCCACGACGGTGCGAAACGGCCACCTGTCGCCCAGCTCTTTCGTAAGCCAGGGCAGATTCTCGTAGTTCGCCGTGTAGACATCCGCCGGGGTTGAAAGCGCCCGGCGTCTGGCGGCGGCTGAACCGGTGATCGGCTGAATCGTGAGCCCGAGGTCGCTCCATTTGGCCACTTCGTCCGGCCAAGTCGAGACCGCAACACGAAGGGGCGCGAGGATAAGCGCCGGGAAGGCGTCCTCTCCGCAGCGCTTCAGCGTATCGAGTGCGAAGAGCGTGCTCGCGGTCTTGCCGGTGCCCATGCTGGACCAGACCATGCCCCGGGGGTGCCGGAGGATGTGCTGCACGATGAGCTTCTGATAGGGCCGGGGAGTGAAGCGCATGCTTATCCCCCCGTCTCGTCCGCCACGGACAGGACAAGGCCCGAGAAGTCGCTCGCCGCATTAGCCGGCATGATGCTCACCGGGAAGCTGAACTCCAACACTCCACCAAACCGTTCACTATCGCGCTTCAGCCCGTGCATTGTGAGCGTGACAAGGCGCTCGAAGTCCGGTGAGTCTTTGCTCCGCCTGGCGGAAAGATGCTTTTTAGCCTTGAGAATCGGCTGAAGAAACTTCAGCTTGAAAGCGTGGGTGTAGCCGGCGGCCGGATCAAACCGATCGCGAACCTCTTTCTCGGCCTTGGCCAGATCCGGATATTTCGCCCGGCACTGCACCGGCACATCCGGAAGAGACTCGCCGATCAGCTGATAGCAGCTCGGATTGAGCTCAAGATCGGTGTAGAAATTTCGCTCTTCCAGGCGGGCCATGCCGGCGGGACTGAGAATAAGCTCCGGGGCGGGCATGTCGATGTAAGCCCCGGCTATCGTTACCCGGGCGATCGAATGGCTGTCGCTGGCCTCGAGCCGCACCGAGGCGCCTTCCTTCACGCAGTGAATGCCGTTCAGGTACCAGCGGATGTCGTTCTTTGCGGTAAAGCCCGCGATGGCTTTCACGACGGGAACCACCTCAGCCTTGAAAATCAGATCACTCATCGCCCTCTCCGACCAAAACAAAACTTCTCAAAATCGCTTCGATGTCCTCCGGGCAGTCCGCCACAAACACCGCGCATCCGGCCCGCCGCAGAACATCGAACTCCCTCAGCTGGGACCGCCGGGGCTTCTTCCCCGGAGCCTTCAGCTCCACCCAGAAGTGGATGCCGCACGAGGGAAAGAGCACCAGCTGATCCGGAGCCCCGATGTGCGATGTCCAGGCGCACTTCCTCGTCTCGCCCCCGAGGCTCGTCACCCGGCGGCGCAGATACACAACGAGACGCCCCTCCGGAGTCATAGCGAATCCCCAAAGGCATCAACCAGCCGCCGCAGCAGGTTCTCCCGCTGAAGCTGAGTTACAAGCACCGGGGCGACCCAGCGCATGGACTCCCGCTCCGAGAACAAAACTTTCAGGGCGCCGCGGGCAGAAGTGAAAGCGAGCTGCTCATCCTCGGTAAAGCACCGGGCTTTCTCGCAGTCGGACAACACAGCAGTGAGCTGCTTCAGCTTTTCCGGGGTCATAGCGCCTCCCCCCGATCCTTGCGGATCTGGTGCAGCGCCGCCTCGGCGGCCCGGGCGACATCAGACAGGCAGAGCCCACCCACGGCGTTCACGAGCGCCTGCCGCTCCCACTGGGCGAGCAGGAAAGGGTGGTGGCTTGTGGGGGCGTTGTTCAGCCGACCTATGAAGTAGCGCACGAGCGCCTGGCGGCGGTCATCGGCCGAGCCGACAAAATTGAACGCGGCAACCGGGTAGCCGGTGAACTGGTTGAGCAAAAACTGGAGCCGATTCCTCTCCGAGTCCGTGACCGACTGAAACGCCTGAGCAGCGAAATTTCCGGGGGTCTCTCTAATGGGTGTACGCATTCTCAATCCTTCTTGTATCGATAGCCTTCAAAACCAGCCGCGGAGAGCGGCAATCCCTTTGACCACGGAGCGCCGGAGGTCATGAGCCCGGCGAGGCTGTCCGCCGTGAATTCCGGAGCGTCCGGGCACTCTGTGATGAGCTCGTCGTGAACAGAAAAAACGATGCGGTAGCCGGCGGCTTCGACCCGGGCGAAAGAGTCGACCAGCAGGTCCCGGGCGGTGGCCTGCGTGAGGTTCTCGACAACTTTGCCCCCATAGGTCCTGATGTCCGTCCACTTGCGGCTGTACTGGTTTATGCCCTGATAAACGAAGGTCGCGCGCTCATCTTCCCGAGGAAGCCTCGCCATCGGGTAGCAGACGAAACGGCCGGACGGAAGCTTCACGCCGCAGAACGACCGGGAAAGCCGCCCGAACACGCACTTCCCGACCACCTTCGGGGTCTGCGCGGTGAGCATCCACTCGCAGGCCTCCGACACATCGGCCCAGAACTTGCAGATCGCAGGATGGGCGTCGCGCCACGCCCGCTTGATTGCGTCGCACGCGATGTAGGTGTCCTTCGCGAGGCCGTGAGAGCCGCCGTGCTTCAGGCACCAGTCATAAGAGTCTTCGGCCGCGGACCAGTACTTCGGGTTGATCGCCTTCCGGGTATGCTCCGCCAGCTCGTCCAGATCCACCCGATAGGCCCGGGCGAACGTAAGGAAGGCCCCGACGCCGCCCTGATAGCCCATCGCGAGCTCCAACACTTTTCCGATCTGGCGCTGCTTCTTTGTCACGTCCTCAGGTCGCACGCCGAAGGTGCGGCCGTACGTTGCTTTGTAGAGGTCGACGCCGGTGCCCTCGTCATAAGCGCGGAAAGCCTTCAGCTTCCACTCTTCGCCTGCGAGCCACGCGAGTACCCTGCCCTCTATGTTTGAGAGGTCAGCAACCACAAGCTTCTTGCCCGGCGGGGCGATGATGGCGCCCCGGATGCAGCTGCTCACTACGCTCATGACATCGGAATAGAGCAAATCGGCGACGCCACCCTTTAGCGCCGCGATGGCCGTCTCCACCTCCTCAGGCTTCATCGAACCCCGGGGAAGGTTCTGCGGCTGAAAGAGCCGACCGGAAAACCGGCCTGTTCTGGCCGCGCCCATGTACTGCATGCACCCGCGAAGCCGGCCGTCCTTGTTCGAGCAATTGGCCAGGGCCACGAATTTCTGCACCGAGGTCTTGGTCGACTGGAGCCGCAGGGCGATCATCTCCCGAACTTCGTCGGGAAGCTCCGGGTCGTCCAGGCGGCGCTCGAGAGTGGCCTTCTGCATATCGGGAAGCGACACGCCGTACTCCCGGAGCATGAAGCCAAGCATCTCGTCCCTCTGACCCGTGGTGGACACCTGTCCCGAGGTCATCTCATGCACCCGGCGGTCGGCTGAAGCCTTGGCCGCGGTCGAGGCTTCAATCGCCGCATGGACGAGGTCCATGTCGATCTGCATGCCCCGGTCGTTAATCCTTTGGTCGAGCGTCCATTCACGCCACAGCGGGAAGGATTTCTCGTTCCAATGCGGAAGCCGCTTCCAGACTTCGTACATGGAGCCCACGTCACGCCGGCAGTATTCCTTGAAGTGCGCCCAGTCCTCCGGATCGGTGAGGCGGGTGTGGCGCCGGATCTTCCGGTACGCCGGCTGGGGCTTGCAGAAAAGAAGCACCAGGCGGTGCCCGTCCTTGTCCTTCGCCTGATCCTCCGGAATGCCGAGCAGCGGGCACAGCGTCCCCAGGGCGCCGGGAAGCGAATGGGCATAGGCGAGAATCATCGTGTCGCGCCAACGGGCCGGGTCCGCTACTTCCGGAAACTGGCGCTTGAGGATCGTGCGGTCAAAGTGGCTGTTGTGGGCCCAGAGCTCCACCGCAGGATCCTTAAACGCTCTCAGCACGCGCTGCGGAATGGCCTCTCCGGCTGTGAGGTCAACGACCTGCGCCGGCTCATCGTCAAACGCCCAGGCGAACAGCATCAGCTCCGCGTCTTCGGCGTAGCGGTGCGTGCCGTAGGCGATCGGCGTTTCGCAGTAGGTTTCCGTGTCGAGAAAGAGTTTCATGGCTTGAAGGCCGGTCCCGCCATCCCCTTAGGATTCACATGGCAATGGCGGTTGCAAAGAACAGCGGGACCGGAAAACTGGTTAGATAAGGTCGTCGGCCCCGGTCGCGAAGGCGGTTTCGCCCGCCTGGGCGCTCACGTCCGGGAAGTCATCTGCGCTTGCCGTGGGGCGACCGCTGAAAGCGTCACCGTGCCCCGCGAACTGCAGCGCTACGAGCTCGTGGCTCACGCCGCGGTTTCCGTTGCTGGAGTACGCCCAGGGACTCACGATCACGTTCACGTAGCACCCGGCGTAGAAGAGCTTTCGTGCCTCGTCGGTCGAGAGCTTCCGGCGGTCCGGGCCGAAGAAGTCCGGCATCGTGGTGGAGCGGGCCGCGATGTAGTAGTGGTCCGCGAAGCCTTCGACCGGATTGGCCTTGGCGTTTCCATCCTTGAAGACCGGGCGGGCCTGAAGCGCGGCCTGAGCAGCGGAGGCGTTTCCGAACTTCTTCACGGCTACTTCGAGGCAGGCCGCCTTGTACTTGGCGACGCCCGGAAATTTTTTGTCGATCAGGAGCGTGAGCTCGTAGCGGGGCTTCTTGCTCGGATCGGCCTTGTCGGCGCGGGGCTCGAAGATGTAAGGGAAGGCCAGACGGCCGTAAAGCATTTGCTTAGACATTTAGTTTTCCTTGCCCGATGCGGGGCTATCAAGATTCACAACCGGAAAATCCTCCGGCGAGACTGCGACCCAGTAAGGCCGGGGGTCGCTTTCCGGTGCGATGGCTGGTTTGGGCTCCGAGCGCACAATGCAACCTTCGAGCTTCTGCCACTGCTCATTCGTCAACAGCTTTTTCTTCACGAGGCGTCCGGCCTGAGTGGGGGAGATGAGCTTCGACTGGTAGCGGCAGCCGTCGGGAACGTGAAAGCTCCTCAGAAGCTCGTCCGCCGCCGAATCGCTGCGCCACTTCCTGATGCCCTCGCGGCCCGCCACGAGCTTGAAGCCGGGAAGCGGTCGCCCGTCCATCAGCTGATCCATCGCAGTCGCGCGAATGCGGGCGCACCACTGCTCAACCGCGTCGACCTTCGAGAACATGGACGCCAACTCCTCGCCCGAGAGCACAGCGCCGACGGCATCGACCTCGACTCCGGCTGCCGCGGCCGAGAACCGGGCATAAGCCGTGCAGCGTCCCGCCATCGGGCAAAACTTGCAGGCCTTTTCCGAAGGGAAGAACGAGAGCCTGTTTTCCGGAAGGCCGCGCTGCTTCGTGGCTTCCCGAGCGGCCTGGGTGATGTCGTAAGCCTGCTCGCTGAGCACCCCCACCGGCACCCGCCACTCGGAGATGCTGTTGAGCCGCGGCTGCACGATCACGAGCCTCACGGTCTCGATGCGGTCGAAAACCGCCCGGTACTGCTCGAGAGCCGCCGCGGCGTAGATCGTGAGCTGGGAGTTGTATTCCGCGGAGACCTTCACGCCCATGCCGTACTTCAGATCGACAACGACCAGCTCGCTCGGAAGGAACACGAGGGCGTCCGCCGTGCCGTGGGCCCCGATCTCGCCTGTGACGGGGCGGATGTCGAGCTCCTGCTCGATCTGTGAGGGGCACCCGGCGGCGCCGCTCGTCCGGATGGCGTTCACGTAGTCCACGTAGGGCTTGACCGTCTCCGCGACTTCTTCGGCGCTGTAGCGCTTCGAAGCCGGAACGGGCTGACCGTTCAGCAGGGCGGCGGCCACCGCGTGGGCGTAAGTGCCTTCGTCCGCGAAGTCCGAGGTCGACTCTTTGGGCTGATACCGCTCAATGAGCGCCACGGACCCGGGACAGCGGATCCAGCGGTAGGACGACGACGGCGAAAGGACCGCGTGCATCAGGCTGTCTCCTTCAGCTTGTCGACGAACGCCTGGTACTGGTCGGGCATCAGCTCCGTGACTTTCTCGACCGCGAACTTGTGCAGCGCGTTCACAAGGAACTCGCGGCCATTGCGAGCGGCGGCATCCAGCGCGGCCTGCTTGAGCTGAGTCTCCGTAACGGGCTCAGGCTCGGGAGCCGGTACGGGTTCAGGGGCGGCGGCCGCTTCCGGCGCCGGGGAGGGGGCGGGAGCCGGCTCAGGAGCAGGCGCATCGGGCGCCCGTCCGGCCTTAAGCTCCTCCCGGAGGGAGTCCACCGCGGCCGTGAGCCGGGCAAGGGCCTCCGTCTGCTCTTTTATGAGGTCTTCGAGGTACATGTTTTAAAGTCCAAGAAGGAAAGTGAAGAGTGGTTTCCGGAAAAGGAAAACCAGGACGAAAAGGGAATTGATGAGGACGGCCCAAAGCAGCGCCTGAAAGCGCTCACGGTCGGAGACATCGCCGAAAGACCTTCCGGTGAAAACGTCGAGAACTCTACGGAGAATCGCTAACTGCATAGCTCGGGCTCCTGTTTCAAACATGAAAGCATCAAACCTTTATGTATGAAGAACAATACACCTGCGCCTTGCTTATGGCAATACCTATAAGTATTAAACTTACATTCAGATACAAAAAGCCCTCCCCCGCAAACGCGAAGGAAGGCTCTTATTTAAAACGTAAAAGTATTTATTTAGACGAGTAAAAGGCTACAGGAAAGAGCCGCCGGAGCGGTCGATAACCCGCCCAATGATCTTCGCCCGGCTGAAAAACTCATCCAGGGGAACCAGCTCCTCGTGGTAGGCCGCAGAGTTTTCAGACTCGATAGCCATCTTTCCGTCCATCCGTACTCGCAGCCTTTTTACCCGAAGCTCCCCGGCGAAGGAAAAGGCATAGATGCGGCCCGACCGGATCTGGTCCCCCTCCTTGTATTTTTCTATAAGAACTGTGTCCCCGTCAAAAAAGTAGGGATACATCGAATCGCCGTGGACTCTCATACGGAAAGCGTTCTTCGGGTTCACGTGCTTTTTTATGAAGAAGTCCCGTTTATAGGCCACTTGAGCGCCCTGATCCTCGGGTTCAAGCAGCCATTCACAGCCCGGACCGGCAGAAAGAGATACCTTCATATCAGGAACGCAAACATAAGCGTCTGTATTTACCGGTTCCTCTGAGTCAACCACCTGCACCGTGTGCTCCGTAGGGATAAGCGACGTTACAGGCACCTGCAGAGCTCGAGAAAGCGCAACAACAGTAGAGACCAGAGGATTGTGGGACTGGCCGTTAAGAATCCGTGTGATCTGGGGCTGAGCTACGCCGGACATCTTAGCCAGCCTTGTTGCTGACAGTTTTCTTTCCTGCATAAGCGAAGCAAGAACATCTTTAAGTTCTGGCATGTTGAATCCCCCACTAAATATGCATAAAAGAATAAACCACGCTCAACCAGTTAATGCGTAGTATTTGTTTGATCTTGCTTTGGTGTATTATTCTTTAATGTATTAGTGCGAGGCATAAGTATGGATTACGAAAACAACACACCAATGAAGATATGCAAAACTCTGCTATCTCGCGGTTACACGCAACAGGAGCTAGCTGATCTCGTTGGCGTCAAGCAGCCAACTATATCCAGAATCGCGGCGGGGGCAATCAAAGACACAAGCTACAACACGGTTTCAAGGCTGGTCAATCTTCTTGCGGCTTCCAATCCGCGCAAGACGCAAAGGGCCGAAAAATGACAGCCCCGATTACCTATAAGCAGAACCAGGTTGGCGCCCCGGCCGCTGTGTGGCAGGACGCTGCGGCGCTCGGCTGGACCTCAATAATGCTCCCGGTCGTTTGCGACAAGAGCGCCGAGGTCTCGAGCAACTCCACCCTTAAGACTCTTGGCAAGGTCCCCTCGGCCTACAACGACCAAGGCAAGGCCGTGGGATTCCCCGCATGGACGAAGCACGAGACCACGCCGGAGGAAATCAAACGCTGGTCCGGCAACAGCAGGCTCGGAATCTGCGTGCGCACCGGGTTCGGGGTGAACGCGATCGACATCGACTGCGACGACCCGAAGATCGCGCAGAAGGCGATCAAGGCCGTGCGGAGCCGCTTCGGTAAAGACATTCTCATCCGGCAGCGCGAGGGCTCCAGCCACTGCCTCATCCCGGTGCGGACGGAGGCGAGCCTCCCAAAGCAGGTCCTGCACGTGAACGAAACGAACATGGTGGAAATCCTGTCCCGGGGGCAACAGTTCGTGCTCGCCGGGCGCCACGTCTCCAGCGACACACCCTACGAGCTCACCCAGAGACTCGACGACGACCACGTGCCCCAGTGCTCGGAAGAAGATTTCAAGGCTCTGGTGAACGACATCAGGACCGCGATCGGAGCCGAGACCGTACGCGGCCGCGCCAGGCCGGAGCGGCGGAAGGGCGAGACGGCGCTGCAGGAGGACCGGCTCGCGGACTGGCTGCGGGAAACCGGACGAGTGCTGTCGGAGCCGCGGCCCGGAGAGCTCCAGATCGTCTGCCCGTGGGAAGAGCAGCACACCACGGGCGAGGCCGGAGACACCTCGACCACGTACTACCAGGCCGGAACTAACGGCTACCCGGAAGGAGCATTCGTGTGCCTGCACGGCCACTGCAAGGACAAGAACCTCGGAGACTTCAAGGCCTGGGCGAAGAATCAGGGTTTTCAGGAGACGCTCCCGGAGGACTTCCACGAGGCCGCTCCGGCCGCCGTGGAAGAGCCCAGCCCGGAGGCGAAGTTCATGGCGGAGTTCAACGACAAGGACGGCCGCCCAAAAACCAGCCTCGCCGCCGTCATCTCCGCGCTGCGACTCGGGTACCGCTTCTGCGGGCTTGAGATGAGCTTCGACTCGTTCTGCGGCCGCACGGTTGTGAGGAAGAACCCCCGAGACATCTGGACCGAAATCACCGATGCCGATGAGTATTCGCTTAAGGCCCGGCTTGAGCACGAGAGGGGCTTTCATCCGGCGATCGCAATCGGGGATCTTCGGGGGGCGATTGAAGTAGTGGCGCAGGAAAACCGCCGGGACTCCATGACCGAGTACATCAGCCGGCTCCCTGACTGGGATGGCGTGCACCGGGTGGACACATTCTTTTCGACCTACTGCGGATCCGAGGACACGGAATACACCCGGGCGGTGGCGCACTATCTCTTCGCCGCGATGGCGGGCCGGGCGATCTCAATCCGAGGGGTGAAGGCCGACATCGTAGTGGTGCTCGTAGGCCGGCAGGGAAGCAGAAAGTCGACCCTCGTCAGGGTTCTGGCTCTTGAGGATCGATTCTCCGGGAACATTACTTTCAACTCGAGGGATGAGGATCTGGCCCGGGCAATCGGCGGAAAGCTCACGGTCGAAATCCCGGAGCTCGCCGGCTTCAGGCGTCGCGAGGTTGAAGAGGTGAAGCGCTACATCACGCTCACCGAGGACACATGGACTCCCAAATACCAGGAGCATGCGAAGACCGTTCCCCGTCGCTGCATTTTCGTTATGACGACAAATGACGACAAGTTTTTGGTCGACACCACGGGAAACCGCCGATTCGCCCCGGTTAGGGTCGGAATGATCGACATCGACCGGGCGCGGACTGATATGCCGCAGCTGTGGGCCGAGGCCCTCCAGATCTTCCTCGCCGAGGGAATCCGGCACGAGCCGGTGGAGCGTCTCTCAGCCAAAGTGAACGAGGAGTATATGCGCATCGACCCGTGGACAGAGAAGCTCGAGATCTGGCTGTCTGATCCGGCAAACCTGAAGGATCCAATGACGGGAGAAGATATCCCGCTCACGGCGGCAAACATTCTGGAGCTTGCTCTGGGCCTGAGAGGAAGCCGGGTTACTACGGCAGACGCACGGCGGCTGTCAGCATGCATGACGTCTCTGGGGTACGAGTACAAGCGGGCTACAACGCGGGTGAACGGCAGGCGAATAACCCTCCGGTTTTATGCCAAGGCTCATGAGCGGGTAGCCGAGGCCGGCTTAACGGATGATGAAATCCCGTTTTAAGGGCGAATTTGGTGACAGTGGTGACAGATGTGGTGACAGATAAATTTGTGCATCTGTCACCAGGAAGACGCCTATAAACACTGGGGTTTTACGTATTTGGTGACAGTGGTGACAGATAAATGTGGCTAACCTTTTTATAGAAAAAAAATAAGTAAGGAAAAGCATTAGGGAAAACCCAACCAAAAAACTCTAGGAAATAACAATAGGGTTTTTATCTGTCACCACCGTCACCACCCCGGAGACTAAGCGAAAAATAAGCTTTAAAAACAATAGAGTACAAGAATTTGAGCTGGTGACAGATAAAACCATTTCATCTGTCACCACCCGGAGTGAAGAATGACGGAAAGTGAACTCAATCAGCTTAAGGCCCGGCTTGTGAACTGGGGCCGGTGGTCAAGGAGCGGTCGGGGGCCCAGAGCGAGCGCCCTCCTCGGAGTGCTGGTCAGGATGGGCTACAAGCCGGACTGCTCCGAGGACTCGCGCCTAACGCCGGACGAGTCCGACGCCGTGAAGCTTGACCGGGCCATAGCCTCCCTCGGGAACTGCCCCGAGAGGACGCTGCTCATCGACATCTACGTCCGGGGATCGTTCTCCCGGGTCGATCTGAGCCGTCGGGCCGGGATCAGGAGGCGCTTCTACGAACAGTACCTGGCCAGAGCATACAACCGCTTGTATTTTTCAATCCATCGTGCTACTATATGCTCCGACAATTCGCATGCCGGTTAGTCCGTGCCTTTCAACATCTATGGGGGCTTTGCGCCCTCAGAGAATGAAGAAAGGGAAGACCAACCGAAAAGGCTGGCAGATCATCGAATGGTCATAAGCCCGGGATTCCAACGAAACGGTTTCCTGGGCTTAATTTTTTACCCGGATCGTACGCGAAAAGGCGCCAAGCGCATTCCATCGGCACCAGTTACGCCGGGGCTTCGCCCTCCTTTTAACGTACGCGATGCTGTTACCTGCAGCGAAGCTCCGGCACCCCTATTGCAGCCGACTCTCCTAAGTGCGGTGCTTTCGCCGGGGTCGAAAGGCTCCGGCTCTTTCTATTTGGAATCGCCATGTCCTTTATGAACACCGATGTTGAAAAAGCTATTGGTGATTTGGACCAGCGCCTGATGATGGTTGAGGCAAAGGTCCGGCTCGGCGAGCAGAAAGAGCAGAAGAAATGGGCAGAAAGTGCGGCTAGATCTGAGGCTCGCTTTAATCGTTTCATTGGCGGCCTGTGGGGCGCGATTATTGCGCTTTCGATTGTTCTTATCGTTCTCTGGGCTAAGAAAACAGGAATTTAATTGCCTCGCTTATCAAGACCACAACAAGGGCTACAGGCCCAGCAACGATGAGACTCATTCTCCTTGTTTGCTGTGCTCTTCTTTCAGCTTCGGCTTTGGACTCCAATGCGATTTGCCTTTGCAGTGTTTCGTTTTGCGCGTTGATTCTTTCAAGTGTTTGTACAAGGACACGGGCAAACGAGCAGGCGCTGTTATCAACGCTTGCAGCCATTTGGTGCGCGGCGTCACTAACAAATCCATTTGGAAATGGATTTGCTCTGATTAAGGTTTGAAATAAGCATGAGGATGCATAGTCAATTAGTTCTTTCTCGTGCTCTGTGATTGCCATTCTTGAACTCCTTTGTTTCGTGACAGTATGCCTCTCCTTCATATCTGCGCTTATCCGGGGTGCCAGGCGGCGATTCCGGTTGAAGAGAAGTTCTGCGCGAAGCACAAGGAGAAGGGAAAATCGCTGGCCGCCGACCGCGAGGCACGGAGAAAAAGATTCAAGGGAACGGCTGCGCAGCGTGGCTATGGTTCGAAGTGGCAGCGCCTGCGGGCCCAGTTCCTTAAATCTCATCCTCTTTGTGAGGAGTGCAAGCGGCAAGGCCGGCTGACTAAAGCCACGGATGTTGATCACATTATTCCGCATCATGGCGATCCAAAGCTAATGTGGGATCAGAGCAACTGGCAGGCTTTATGCCACGAATGCCATTCACGGAAGACTGCTAAGGAAAACGGCGGCTTTGGAAATCCGGTTTGAGGGGGTAGGGGGATCAGATTTTGAAATCGAAAGCCCCCAAGACCGCGCCCTTAAGCAATTTTTTGTACGTGCTTTTCAATTTTTAGCTATGCCGAGGCCTAAAAAATCCGATGCTGAGAAGGCCGCCAGAGGCACGCTGCAGAAATGCCGCATGAACGGCAGGACGATTCCAGTAGCCAAGGACCGGCTGAGCGAAGAGCCGCCGGTCGGGGTTCCGGGGGATGCAAAAGAAGCTTGGGCGCTCGCGGTCAAGAACGCGCCGGAAGGCCGCCTGGCGGTGGTTGACGGGCCTGCGCTAGAGCAGTGGTGCCGCACTTACGCTCTATGGCGGAAGATGGCGAAGGCGGTTGAGCATGGTGCGCTCTATGACGTCGACGAGAAGTCTGGCAGCAGGAAGCTGAGCCCGGAATTCATGGCAATGCAAGCGCTGGCAGGCACTTTGATCAAGCTAGAGAAGGAATTAGGGTTCACGCCGGTCGCCCGCACGCACGCGCCCGCGCGCGAGGAAGAGAAACCGGAATCGAACAATCCCTATTTGAATAACGAATGAAGAAACCGGACTACGTTGCCATTGCGAAAAAATACATGCGCGACGTGGCGGGCGGTACTGTGCCTGCATGCCGGTATGTGAAGGAGGCAGTGCAGCGGCAGGCTGATGATTTGAAGAGATGGGCATCCCTCGATGGGGATTACCATTTTGACGAAAAGGAGGCCGGGCGCCCCTGCTGGTTCATTGAGAACCTGACGCACACGAAGGGGGAACTCGCGGGTCGGCCTATTCATCTTGAGCCGTGGCAGGTGTTCCTTCTTACGACGCTTTTCGGGTGGAAGGCTAAAGCCGGAAACAGGCGTTTCAGATCTGCTTACGTTGAAGTGCCGCGTGGAAACGGCAAAAGTACATTGCTTTCAGGAATAGGGCTGTTCTGCCTCTGCGCCGACCATGAACCAGGCGCCGAGGTCTACAGTTTTGCGACAACCCGCGAGCAGGCGAAAATCGTCTTTGGGGACGCCCAGACGATGGCTCGCGGGAATAAGAGCCTTCAGGAAGCCTTTGGCCTTGAAGTAACGGCACACGCCATCGTTGTCGAAGGAACGCACAGCTACTTTCAGGCGAAAAGTTCCGAAGGAAGCACCCTGGACGGCTTGAACACGCACCTCGCAATCATTGACGAGCTGCACGCCCACAAGAAGCGTGACGTTTTTGACGTTGTTGAGACTTCGCTCGGTAAGCGGCGCAATTCGCTGATGGTTTCAATCACAACGGCGGGTGTTGACCGCACCGGGATCTGCTATGAGCAGCGCAGCATTGTAACGAAGATCCTGTCGCGCACGATTAATGATGAGTCCTACTTCGGGATCATTTACACACTTGATCCGGAGGACGATTGGAAGAGCGACGCGGCGCTGTCTAAAGCGAACCCAAACTGGGGCGTGAGCGTTCGCCCGGAAGTAATCCGGGCCCTCCAGGCTAAAGCCATAGCGACTCCCAGTGCCGAGAACAACTTTAAGACGAAGCACCTCGATGTGTGGTGCAACGCCGATGTTGGCTGGATGGACATGAAGGCGTGGGACGCCTGCGCGGACGAAAGCCTGGACGAAACCGATTTTGACGGCGAACCCTGTTGGATCGGGCTGGATCTTGCTTCAACAAACGACATGACGGCGAAGGTGAAGATCTTTCACCGCATGGTCAACAGCGAAGACAACTACTACCTGTTCGGCGACTACTGGCTGCCGCGGGCCGCGATCGAGCGCGGGAAGAACAGTCAGTACCAGGGATGGGAGTATTTGGGATACCTGCACGTAAACGAAGGTCCGGTGACGGACTACGCGCTGATTAGGGATTCGATTCTTGAGGACTGCGGCCGTTATGAGGTGCAGTGCGTGGCTTACGACCCGTTTCAAGCCGTACAGCTCTCGAAAGAACTCTCGGATGACGGCGTTCCGATGGTTCTTTGCAAGCAGACAGTCGCCAACCTCTCGGATCCCATGAAGCAGTTTCAGGCGCTTGTGCTCGACCACCGACTGCACTTCAACGGGGATCCTGTGTTGACATGGATGGTGAGCAACGTGGTCTGTCATGTTGATGCCAAGGAGAACATCTATCCGCGCAAAGACGTGCCGGAGAACAAGATCGACGGAGTTGTGGCCGGAATCATGGCGCTCTCTCGCGCCCTGCTGAAGGAAGACCACCAGGCAATGGGTTTGAATGAGTTTCTTGAACTATGAAGATAGCCTCTATTTTTGGGTCCATCGCCCACTGGGCCGGATGGGGCTCGCCGATTGGTGATGTCTCCGGTCTCCAGCGCAGGGAGCCAACTGGTCCTGTTGTAAGCGGAGTCCAGCCGATTCCTCCGGACCACGGCCTGCAGCTCTCAGCCGTGTGGTCATGCGTTACCCTGCTCGCAGAGACGATTGCCTCTCTCCCCATCGTTGTTTACCGTCGGGATCCTGACGGAAACCGCACAGAGGAGAGGGGGTGCCGCGTATGGCAGGTGCTTCGCGCCCCGAATGCCAACATGACGCCGCACGATTTCTGGATGGCCATGGGGCTGAACCGCTTCCTCAGAGGCAACGGATACGCTCTGATTTCTCGAGACGGAACCGGCCAGCTCGTAAGTCTTACTCCTCTAGCCGCAGATCAGATGGATGTAGGCGTGGTCGACGGCGAGGTGGTCTACCAGTACTACAAGGACGGCAGCATCTATTACTTCAAGTCCGACAAGATCCTTCACTGGAAGGGGCTTGGGAACGGCATTGTAGGGCTGTCGACGCTTGAGTACATGCAGGCGACTACAACCGAGCTCGTGAACGCTCAGAAGAACGCCACGACGATGTACGGAAACGGGAATCAGCTGACCGGCCTTCTCATGATTGATCAGGATCTGAATCCGTCTCAGATCCGCCAGCTGAAGGAGCGCTATGCAAACCTGACGCCTGTGACCGGGAGTTCCGGAGACTGGCTGCATGTTCTGCCGGGCGACATGAAGTACCAGCAGATTTCGATGTCGGCTGCAGACGCCCAGCTGCTTGAAACACGACAGTTTGGGATTGAGGAAATTGGCCGGTGGTTCGGTGTGCCGAGCGCACTTTTGAACAGCTCCGGAGGCACGGCGGCAAGCGGTCTCGAGCAGATTATCGAAGGCTTCTACCGATCGACGATTCAACCGCTTTGTACCGGCCTGGAGCAGGCGCTGACAAAAACTCTTCTCACGATCGAAGAGCAGGAAACGCTCAACTGTGAATTCAAGATGAGCGCGCTGCAGAGAGCAAACATCGCCAGCCGCTATGACAGTTACAGCAAAGCTCTGCAGAACGGATTCATGACGAGAAACGAGGTGAGAAAACTCGAGAACCTGCCGACGGTTGACGGGGCCGACGCTCTGACGGCGCAGAACAACCTCGTGCCGCTTGATCGCCTGGGGGAACAGACGAACACAGACCAGACGCCGCTTGGCGACCCGATTAAGCAATGAGGCGCATATGACTCAGATTATTGAAAAGACGCTCTCGCTCAATGAAGTGGAGCTAAAAACTGAAGGCGAGGCCGGGCTTTTCCGCGGCTACGCCTCGAAGTTCAACGGAATCGACAGCTATGGGGACACGATTCTCCCGGGGGCGTATCAGAAAGTGCTGGGCCGGATGCCGCCCATCTTTTTGAACCACAACACGATGGACCTGCCTATCGGCCGCTATACGTCGATGAAAGAGAACGCCCAGGGGCTTTACGTTGAAGGTCAGCTGACGCTTTCGATCCAGAAGGCCCGGGACGTCTATGAAGCGATGAAGGCGGGGACGATCGACGGCCTGTCGGTTGGGATTCTGCTTTCAAAGCAAGACTACGAATGGAATGAGTCTGGCGGAAGGAACATCAAGTCAGTTTCCGGCCTCCGCGAAATCTCGGTCTGCACTTTCCCGGCCGATGACCGGGCGCGGATCGGGCTGGTGAAGTCGGAAGACATTCAGAAAGTTGTATCTATTCGAGAGCTGGAAGAGAGCCTGCGGGATGCCGGCCTGTCGAAAGCTCAGGCTCAGGCCTTTATTGCCAAGGCCAAGGAGCTGATCATCAGCGAAAAGGTTCAGAGGGATTCTGAGTCCGACGCTGAAAAACAGGTGCTGGCACGAATTCAGGCCATCGCCGAAAGGTTCTAACCACTAAAGGAAATACAAATGGCAGAAGATATCAAAATCGCTCTCGAGGCCCTGAACAAGATTGACGCCTCCATCGCGACCATGCAGGAATCCGTCAAGAAAGGCGAAGCCGCCCAGGCGGACGTTCAGAAGAAAATTGACGAACTGGGCGAAAAGCAGGTGCTCTTCTCCCGCCAGCTGCTCGACATTCAGCAGAAGGCTCAGAAGGCCGATGGTGCTGAAGTCACCGACAAATCTATCGGTGCGCAGTTTGTGAACTCCGAGTCCTACAAGCGCTTCAAGGGCGTGACCGGCGTTCGCTCTGCGTCCGCTGTTGTCGCGAACAAGGCGGCCGAAAACCCTGTTACTTCCGCGCAGGCTCACCTGACGCCGTACCGCGTCCCGGGCATCGTTCCGCTCGATACCCGCGAGCTTTCGATTGAAGCCCTCTTCCCGAAGCTTCCGACCTCTGCTCAGTCGATTGAGTACCTCCGTGAAAAGACTTTCACGAACGGCGCCGCGACCGTTGCTGAAGCCGCGGCCAAGCCCTCGTCCGCGTTCGAGTTCGAACTCAAGCAGACGCCGGTGCAGGTGATCGCCCACTGGACGAAGATTACCCGCCAGCTCGCTGACGACGCCCCGGCTCTTCAGGCTTTCATCAACGCCCGCATGATCTACGGCGTGAATCTTGCGGCCGAGGATCAGCTGCTTTCCGGAAACGGAACCTCTCCCAATCTGGCCGGCATTATGGCGACTGGAAACTACACCGCCCAGGCGTTCAAACTCGCTCAGCTGGGCGGCTCCGGAGCGACGATGCTTGATCTGCTGCGCATCTCCTTCGCGAACGTCAACGCCGCGGGTTACCGCACCAGCGCCGTTGTGCTGAACCCGATGGACTGGGCTGTGCTGCAGGGCCTCAAGGCCTCCGATGGTTCTTATCTGCTCGGATCTCCGGCCAACAGCTTCTCCGCCTCCACGATCTGGGGCGTGCGCGTTGTTGAGTCCGCCGCGATGGCCCAGGGCAAGTTCCTCGCCGGCGATTTCGCCCGCGCCGCTACGGTGTACGACCGCATGCAGACCGTGGTTGATATTGCCGCGCAGAACGAAGACGACTTCATCAAGAACCTCTACACGATCCGTGCGGAGCGTCGTCTTGCGCTGGCTGTTGAGCACTCCACCGCCGTTATTGGCGGCGCGCTCAGCGTTCCCACGGCCTGATGAGCCTATAAACGCTTGACCGAGGCGGGAGGGGAAACTCTCCCGCTTTTCTTCTATGCGAATCGAATTTCTCAAGGACTGCCTCTCAATGGTCGGAACGCGGAAAGCGGGCGATGTCGAAGAGGTTTACGACCCATACGCCATTGTCCTGATTGAGCAGGGACTGGCTCAGGCCGCGAAGGTTGTTTCGCCGTCAAAGGCTCGATCGAGAAAAGCGGCGAAGGAAGACAAAAATGAGTGACTATTTCGGCGCCGTGACGCTTGATGCCGCAAAGAAGCAGCTTCGCGTTGATTACGCCGATGAGGATGAGCTCATAGTCACCTACATCATGGCAGCGACCGCTCAGTGTGAGCAGATCTGCGGTCGTGAAATTGTGAAGCGATCAGATGAGAACGCGCTTTGTGACTCTGTTGACGATGTTCCGGAGGCTGTCAGGACATGGGTGCTTCTAACTGTGACAGATCTTTACGAGCACCGCGGGGCATCAGAGAGCCCTATTGCGACTGGCAGGCGGTTCTATGACCACCTGCTCGACGGCTATCGGATCTTTTAGGAGGCCGTATGCAGCTTCCAAAAGTAGGCGAATTGAAGCGTCCCATCGACATTTACAGCCTGGACACGAGCCCGAAGGATGCCTCCGACAGTACGAATAACCTGACGCTGAAGCTGCACGCCTGGGCGAAGGTGGAGGTGATCGGCGGGGTGAACTACTGGGGATCGGTGCAGGCGGGATATGACGTGACTCACCGCTTCATCGTCCGCTACATGGATGGAACGCGGCCTCAGGACCTGACTCATGCGACAAAGGTCCTCTACGAGGGCGTCTGGTATCTCGTGAAGCGCCTGACGGAC